ACGGAGGCAGAAACCGCACCCGTGTTGCCGCTGATGGTAGAACCTGAAGCAGCGTTCAAAATTTGAAGCATACCGCTGAAGTAAGCGTTACCCTGCCAAATTGCCGTTTCCAAAGCCTCAGCAATGCGAAGAGCCTTCTGCTCGGCAAACGCCTGCTCGAAAGGAACGCCATCGTACATTGAACCAGCAGTCAACTGGGTCTGCGTCCAATACTGCTCCAAGGAGCGAGGACACAAAGTTTCCATCACTTTCATACGGCCAACGGTCAAGACCCTTGCGCTGATTGTGGTTGTTCCGGAAGTTGTGTATCCGCAAGCGTCTCCACCTTGCAACACCGCATCGGTGTCCATGAGGTTGAGGTTTGCAGCGAACTTGATGCCCACCTGCTTGGTGAACAAAGATGCTGACCGAGCGGAAAATACCGCTTTGGTGATTAGTGGTAACCGCTCTTGGTCGGTATACGAACTAAGGTTGGTGAAAGTAAATGCCATGGTTAGTGGGGGTTTAGGGGTTTAGTTTTTTTTGAGTGATTGAAGTGCTTGTGCGAGAGCGTTGAAGTTCTGCGATGCAGCAGCCTTGCGTTGCTCAACGATTGCGGAACCGCTGGCCTTGGGGGCTTCGGCTGGAAGTTCGGAAACCTTCTCAACGATGTCGGCCATGGTTTCAACCTGCGATGCGAATGCAGACATTTTCTCTTTCATCTTTCCCATCTCGGCATAGGCTGCCTTGAGTTCTTCCATGATGCCAGCGAGGTGCTTGGCGACGATGGCCTCCACAACTTCGGGGGTCATGGCAGGATAGGCTTCTTTGATTTCTTCGGTAACCTCAACGGCTACTTCGGGGGTGATTTCAGCAGCAACGGGCAAGGCTTCGATTTCGGGGGTTGCTACTTCGGCAGCGATGACCTCGACGATTTTGCCTCCTTCGGTCTTGATAGTTCCAACACCTTCGACAACATGCTCGCCATCGGGGGCAGGAAGTGTGCCTTCTTCGGCTACAACATAAACGGCAGTCCCGGCAACGAGGTCGCCATCCACACGGACAACCGTGCCATCGGTCAACTTGTAGTCAGCGAAGGACTGTTTTTGAGTACTGAATTTGCGGAGTTCAGTCCGCAGGGATTCGATTGCGTTTTTGAGATTCATAGTTAGTGGGATTTGTAGGTGGGGGTTAATTGTTGCAAAAAAGAGGTAAGTTCATCGGCCAAGCCAGCGAGTGCGACCTCCAGTTCGGATTCGGTTTTGTCCATTCCAAAAAGCCCTTCAACGGAGAAACCCCTGAACAGGTTGCGGTTGTCCCACACCTCGTCGTTCTCGACTTTGAAGGAACCGAACCAAGAGCCATCGGGGGTATCCTCGTAGCCCTTGGGTGGCATCACACCACGCTCGGCATCGGTGATGTAGGACTCGAACATGAACACTCCGTCCAGTTCAGCGTTGTGGTAGGCATTCACGTTGTGCTGGTTGCCTTGCTTAAAGTACTTTTGGACTATCTTGCGGATGGTGGCTTTGTCGAAGACGACGTAGTACTCGCCATAGGTTTCGTCCTTGCGAAAGATGGGTGTGTCTGCAAGCATAAGAGGCCCAGTAAGCACTCTCCGTTCGCCTGTTTCGGTGAACTTTTGTGGTGTCTTTGCGAAGGCTTGGAATGGTCGCTCGATGGCGGGCATATCGGTCAGGGCCACGAATTGGACCCCTTCATCCACCTCGTCCACGGTCATCCTGTAAATGGGTAGTTCCATAGTTGGAAATGTGGTTAGGCTCCAAGAGTTGCAAATTCCTCCAACCTCCGAACCCTGCGAGTGCTTTGGGTGATGTCCCGTTCCACGACATAGGCTCGCATCGGTGATGAACCTTGGCCTTGGCCTTGACCAAATCCCGAAAGGTCGGTTACATTTGGGTTTGCAAAGATTGACGGGGCTGCTGCTGCACCCGGTGCGCCGCCACCTGCCGCTCCTGCTGGAACACCACCGCTATCCCCTCCGCCTGTAATGGCTTTGGCTCCTTGGATGCCAGCAGCGGTAATCGCTGCGATGCGTAGCCCTGCCCGAATCTTTGAAAGCGTGTTGTAGGCCTTGAGTTGTGCGACCCCTGCTGCTCCTGCGGTTATAGCATTAGCCGGGTTGGCTGCTGCCATGACCGCATTCGCTGCCATCTCTTTTTGCAGGTTGACGATGACATTGGCAATAGCAAGACCTTTCTCCAAGGCCAAGGCAGCAAGAGCAAGACCCTTGCTTTCATTGCCAAAGGACTGCAAGATGCTTTGAACGGATTGCAATGAGTCAACCGTTACCTGTTGTTTAAAGTCGGCCAAGGCTTGCTCGTTGGCCTTCATATCCTCGTTGAACTTCTTGCGACGCTCCATCTCGGTCTGCACCGCTTGGGCGTTCAAAGCGTCCTGCTTGGCGTTTTGGTCAGCGGTAATCTGCACCAAAGCGTCAGCCGTTGTCTTGGCTTGCAGTACTTCGGTTTCGGCCATGATAGCCCTTGACCGAGCCTGCTCTTCCATCATTAACCTGCGAGCCTCTGCGGTCTTCCTGTCATCTTCTTCACGCTTCTTGTTGGCCTGAATCTGCGCCTCGGTATGGGCTTCGTATGCATCCCGGTAATTGGACAACGCTGCTTCTTCACGCAACAACGCCTGCTCCCTTGCCTTGGCGGCAATGGCTGGGTCGGGTAGGTTCAGGAACCTGCGGACCGCTGCGGTCAGGTCGTCCCACTTGGCGATAAGTAGCCCAACGGCTGCGATGGCCGCACCGATACCAGTTGCAAGGAGGGCGATTCTAAACGCCTTCATAGCCCCGGTACTTGCCCCGACTGCGGTTGCGTAGAGGGCCTGCGCTGCTGCCTGCCCTTGGGTTATCAGGATGGAGTCCTTGTTGAGCAGGTTGGCTACCTGCTGCACTCCAGTAGCGAGAGCCATGGCCCCTTGGACCTTGAGCAACGATTTCTGCAAGTCCTCGTTCTCGGACCCAAACAACGCTGCTGCACCTTGAGCGATTTGGAAGCCTGCCGTTATCCCCTGCACCGCTGAAACAACGGTGTCAATCCTTACGGTGTCGCTTGCAAGGGTCTTGATTCGCTGCGAGGTGTCCCCGATTTGGTCTTTGAGTTTCCCCGCTTCGGCCTCCATTTGCTTGAAAGCCTTCGTGCCTTCTTGCCCGGCCAAAGACATATCAATGAGCGTCTTTTGGAGTTCACGCAGACGCTGCTTCGCACTCGTCGTGCCTTGTGCGGTGGAGTCCTTGATTCCTACTTCGAGGACGATTTCTTTAGTAACTGCCATAGTTTTTTATTTGTCTGCCCATGCTGGTAATCCCGACACAACCTCCAAGACCTGACCTTCGTTTCCTATTCCCAAGTTGACCCAATCGGCTCCATCCCAATACTTGATGTCCCCTGCTGCATCGCCCGGAGTGAAACCTTCACCTGCTGGACCGACCGCACCCGTTGCTCCAGTCGCACCTGTTTCACCCGGAGGACCTGCAACCGCTGGGAGTTCTTTGATGGTTGGAATGGGAGGTACTTCGTTCGGGTAATCCGAATCCGTTGCAGGGACAGGGCCGTCGTAGGGTAGGTAGCCAATTTGCTTGAACACGAACTCGGTCAAGTTGAGAATCCTGCGAAGGGTTACCCGGCAAGGTTTCTGCTGACCTATCTCGTAGTCCCGAATCTCAAGCAGCCTCCAACGGACCCCTCCGTAGTAGATAGGGGTTCGGAAGTCGAGTTGGCTGATGTCCACCGCATTGAGCATAATGGACAACTCCAACTGCATCGCCTCACGACTGACCGTTTCTTGGATGAAGTTCCACCAATAGACGTTGAACAGGTTGTTGTTCGTGTATGCATAAGGGTCGCTATTTGCGGCCACATTCACCGCATAATACAACTGCTTAGGGATGCCAAAGGCAAGGTCGAAATCTGCTGCGTAGGGGTTGTCAAGGTGGCTGACGAATGGCAGGCTCAACAACGACTCTGCGAGTGCAAACGAACCGCTGACCCCGTATTGGTAGGCCCACGTCGTCGGTGCTTCGATAAGGTTGTATTGGGCTATGCGGTAACCGCTCTGCAACGTCTTGATGGTTCCCGACAAAGCGGAGCCATCCAAGTCCCAAACCCTTCCAACGACCTTATCCGTCGTGAAGTTCGCAGGGATTAGAGTGCTGCAAGCAAGTTCGACGATGTTCTCGCCTTTGCCGTAGAAGTTGTCGGTCGTGAAGATTCGCCCTCCGTAGCCTTCCTTTGCCAATGGGTAGTTCGACTTGTCCAACTTTGACAAATAGTCCCCGGCATCCTTGTACTTGAACACGATGGTCTTGTACTGATTCGGGTCCCCGTTCGTGA